CCTATATCATATTCTGTAGATGAATCAGCATCTTTGCTTACTTCGGATGTAACACTAAAATAAGCATCATCATCTCCAGTGCTTCCAATACTGAGTTTTATTCCTGTATCAGAAGATGTAGCTTCAATATATTTTATCCATACTTTATGGATTAATATTTCGCAATTTTTATGATAGAGAACAATTTCAGATTGAATACCACTATTTGATAAATCAAATACAGTAGTATTACAAACTGTTAAAAGCTCTTTATCTAAATCACTTCCTTTAATTATATGTTTATTGATTAAGTAGTAATCTCAAGACCAGTAATACCAAACCAATTTAAACCAACATAACCAGTTCTTTTAGTAGAACAATGATCAGCGTCAGCAAAATTAGCAAATGTGTTACCATCAATTAATAACATACCAACTGTTGGTGTACCAGTTACTGTGATACCGACTGAGTTAGTAGAGTCTTCTGTAAAGAATTTATTATCAAGGTAACGAGTATATGGTCTATCTCCTGTAGTAGGAGTATGAACAATTCCTTCACCTGCTGTGCCAATTTGGAATACACAATCTGAAATAGCTCCTCTTGTTGTATTCATTCTTACACCAACATTAGCACCACAAACGAATCCACATCTCTCAATAATTGTGTCAACGGCATCCCATGTTCCTCCAGCGTCAATTCCATAAGTAGCAGTAGCTGACCCAAAGTGACAATCATGAATATGATTCTTATATACCGCCGCAGATCCAGTTGTTCCTGAATTAATACTAATTACAATATTAGCATTACTTTGAATAAATGAAAGATTAGCAATTTCAATTCCATTGGCACTTAAAGTAAAAATTATATGGTCGGCAGCTGATGCTTTTAATGATGTTGTTCCATACATAAAGCCAGTTGTATTGCTACCAATAATTTTTAATCCTT